ATATTACGCGCTGCAATGAATGCAGATGAAGGGATTTCCGGTCAGGCAAGGCGTCAAGTATCTGGTCGTCAGCAAGGTGCTGGACAGAGGATTTCACAGTCATTAGATATCATCAGCACTGACAACATTGGCACTGCATTGAACTCTGGGCGCAGGAATGAAGCGAGGAATTTAATCCGGCTCAAGAATGAACTTGTGGCAGAGGCTGATGCTCAGATACCTGAATACCGGCAAGCTAGAAACCTTTATGCTGGCAGGGCTGCTATTGAGGATGCTGCAAAGCTCGGGTCTACTATATTTAAAATTGATGCTAGGGAATTGCGTAGTCTTGCTGAATCAATGAATCCGCAAGAGCGCAATGCTTATATCTTGTCGGCAAAGGATGCAATCATAAAACAGATTGACAGCACCGGCATGAATCGGAATCAGGTACAGGCATTGTTTGGCAAGAATGGCGACGCAATGAAATTAGCAACACTGTTTGATGACAGGCAAACAATGCGGCAGTTCATGAATGAATTGAAGCGAGAGACTGATTTTGCGCTTACTAGAAACGCAGTAATAGGTAACTCTTCAACCACTGAGCAACTTAATCGCGTTCGAGAATCGTTGGCTCCTCGCGGAGGGTATAAGCAAGCAATTGGACAGGCTGCATCCTTGCTTACAAGCAATCCTGCTTCAATAGGGCGTGAAGTTGCTGGTATCATGGACAATATAAACGCCGAGAAGGGAAGCGATCTGTATTTAAAAGGATTGATTCAAGCTGGAGAGATACTGCTTACAGCCGGGATGAATCCCAGGGAGCTTGATAACATCCTTCGCTCCGGCAGTGTTGATAGGCTCACCACAGAATTGCGCAGAATTGCAGAGCCTAATTATTCACGCAGAGCAGCGGCAGCGGCTGGCATGGCTGCGCAGCAAGTAACAACCCAAGGGGAATAGCAATGGCGCGTTTCGGGTCACTGGACACACAATACTTTGACGATGCTGGCAATCCGCTAGTCAATGGCAAGGTCTACTTTTACGAGACGGGAACCACGACTCCTAAAAACACCTATGCCGACATCAACTACAACATTGCCAATGCTAACCCGGTAATCCTCACTGCCGCCGGTCGTCAGCCTAACATCTTCTTTGATGGTGTAGCGAAAGCCATCCTCACGAAGTCAGACGATACCCAGGTGCTTGTAAGAGACCCTGTGGGTGATACTGCTTCGACCTTTGGTAACGCTTGGATAGCATCGAAGGATTACAACGCTAACGATGTGGTACAGGGTTCGGATGGTCAGTTTTACGTTTCACTTATCAACGGCAACGTTAATAACAATCCTGTCTCTACTACGGGTTCGTGGACGTTCCTTTACTCTGTAGAGTGGAATGCCGGGACTACTTATAAACTTGGCTCGGTAGTAACTTATCTAACCATTGTTTACCAGTCTCTTCAGAATTCAAACCTAAACCAGAATCCCCTAAGCGCACCGAGTTTCTGGGTTCCGATCCAGTTGGCTTGGAATTCGTCTGCTACCTACGCAATCAATGCTAACGTAGTGGGTACTGATGGCGTTTTGTATACGTCACTTCAGAATTCCAATACGGGTAATGTCCCTGCTAGCTCTCCGTCATGGTGGGTGGGTAGTTCTGCTGCTGCGGCTGCTAGTGCTACTGCTGCTGCTGCCTCTGCCAGTGCTGCTTCTACGTCTGCAACAAACGCTGCGGCTTCTGCATCCACTGCCACGACTCAAGCGAGCAATGCTGCTGCTTCTGCTGCGACTGCATCGACTCAAGCTACCAATGCCTCGAACTACGCTACTGCGGCGTCTACAAGCGCAACCAATGCTTCAAACTCGGCAAGTGCTGCTGCTACCAGTGCAAGCAATGCTGCGGCTAGTTATGACCTGTTTGACGACCGTTATTTGGGTGCGAAGGCTAGTGATCCGTCCGTTGACAATGATGGGAATCCACTTGTTACGGGTGCGATGTATTTCAACACCACCACTAATTCGACACGAATTTACAACGGCACTGGCTGGCAGGATACGGCAGCGATTGCGACCAGTATCAACCTTGCGACTCAGGTAACAGGTACTCTTGCTATTGCCAACGGCGGTACTGGATTGACCACTCTTGGAACGGCTGGACAGGCTCTAATAGTTAATTCTGGCGGCACTGCATTACAATATGGAAGCGCAGGTGTATCAACAGGCAAAGCCATTGCGATGGCGATGATTTTCGGATTCTAGGAGCTAATCAATGGCTAACCCAAACATAGTTAACGTAGCGGCAATCTACGGCAATACCAGCACCACTTTGCTGACTAGTACGAGCGCGACCAGTATCGTTTCAAACGCTGCATCTAGCGGTAAGGTGTTTAAGATAAACTCGCTGATTGCTGCTAACGTAGACGGCACCAACGCTGTTGATATCACTGTCAACCTGTATAGCGCAGCGGCTCTGGGTGGTACGGCAACGGCTATTGCTTCGACTATCTCTGTCCCGGCTGATGCTACTTTGATCGTTACGGATAAAACCACCAGCTTCTATCTCTTGGAGGACAAGTCGATTGGAGCTATTGCCGGGGTGGCTAACGACCTTGTTATCACTTGCTCGTGGGAAGAATTGAATTCCTGATAGGGGTATCCCATGTCCATGCGATACAAGGGCGGGGTTATATCCGCTACTCCACCGACTACGACAACATCCGCAGCTAGTGGGGTGTGGACGCTTGAACAGCAGCTAATAGCTAAAGCTGCAGGTGTTTGGCCTCCACTTCCTGCAACGTCTACTGTTGAATATCTGGTTGTTGCTGCCGGTGGAGGTGGTGCTGGTTCTGTTGGCGGTGGAGGTGGTGCTGGCGGCTATAGAACTGCATCAGGATTTTCAGTTTCTGCAGGTGTTGCAATAACTGTCACAGTTGGAGCAGGCGGGGCAGGTGGGGCGGCCAGTCTTTCGGGCGTGGGTACTGCTGGCGGTGATTCTGTATTTAGCACCATCACTTCAATTGGCGGCGGCAGAGGTGGAGCGTATTCAGCAAACGGCCCGACAACTGGTGGATCTGGTGGTGGCGGTGGTGCGTTAGCGACTGCAACAGGCGCAAGTGGCACGGCTGGTCAGGGAAATGCAGGTGGCAATGGGACAGGCACTGGATACGGATCTGCAGGCGGTGGCGGTGCTGGCTCCCTTGGCGGGAATGGGTCAGCCAGTAATGCTGGCGCAGGCGGGCCTGGAACTTCATCGTCTATTACAGGCGCTTCAGTTGTACGCTCTGGCGGCGGCGGTGGTGGAGGTCGATCTGATCTTCCCGTAAGTGCTGGGGCTGGTGGTTCTGGTGGTGGCGGAGCTGGTGGCTTTGACGTAAATGGCACGGCTGGAACAGCAAACACGGGCGGCGGTGGTGGCGGTGGCGGGTTTAGCGGCGCTGACAAAGCTGGCGGCGGTGGTGGCTCCGGTATTGTTATAATTAGATACGCAGATACATTTGCAGCCGCAGCTTCTACAACTGGCTCACCCACTGTAACTGTATCTGGTGGATTCCGCATTTACAGTTGGACTGGCTCCGGCACCATTACGTTCTGAGGTTTACATGGCGCACTTTGCACAACTCGATGACAACAGCGTGGTGACTCAGGTAATCGTGGTTCACAACAACGAACTATTGAATAATGGCGTAGAGTCAGAGGCCAAGGGTGTTTCATTCTGCCGGTCTCTATTTGGTGGGGAGTGGAAACAGACTTCCTACAACGCCAACATCCGCAAGAACTACGCAGGCATAGGGTATACTTATGATTCCGGTCGAGATGCGTTTATTCCCCCGCAACCGTATCCATCGTGGACGCTGAATGAGGCAACTTGCACATGGCAATCCCCTGCTCCGATGCCGACTGACAACAAGACCTATCGCTGGGACGAATCAACACTTTCTTGGGTGGAAATAGCATGAGTCAGCAATACCCCGGCGGGATCATTACCAAGAACGCAGTTGTCCCAAGTGGGCCGTATCAGGATAGTTCGGCATCTGGCGTGTGGACTCTGGATCAGGCTTCTCAGTATGTTAAAGCTGGCAACTGGCCTACATTTGGGAACGCGAATCCAAACCTGTTTATAGAAAATCTATTCTCAACTTGGCTTTATACCGGCAACGGAACGTCACAAACCATAACTAATGGAATTGATCTATCAACAAAAGGTGGCTTGGTTTGGATGAAAGCTCGGTCAACTGCTGCGGATCATGCGCTGTATGACACAGCCCGTGGTACAACAAGAGACCTAGCTAGTAACACGACTACCGCACAAACCACACAGGCAACCGGACTCACTGCTTTTACTACGTCAGGGTTTACCATTGGTAGTTTGGCTAAAATAAACTTGAACGCTACAACGTTTGCGGCGTGGACATTTCGTGAGCAGCCAAAGTTCTTTGATATTGTGACTTGGACTGGTAACGGTACTAACCGCACTATTCCGCATAACCTTGGTAGTGTTCCGGGGTGCATTATTGTTAAAAGAACCAGCAGCGCGGCTTCGTGGACTGTATATCATAGAAACCTTGCCAATACACAATATATGGCTCTTGATTCTACTTTGGCAGCAATTACTGATGCCACGATGTGGAATAGCACTACGCCAACATCCACAGAATTTTCAGTTGGTACAAGTTCTAACGTAAACGCCAATACCTTTACCTATGTAGCCTACATCTTCGCCCACAACGCAGGCGGCTTTGGTCTGAATGGTACGGACAATGTGATTTCGTGTGGGTCTTATACAGGCTCGGCTTCTGCAACTACGAGCGTTACTTTAGGTTGGGAGCCACAATGGCTTTTAGTCAAAAGAACTGATAACACAGGCGATTGGTATATTTTCGACAATATGCGCGGTGTCGTTACTGGAGGTATTGAGCAGACTCTTTCAGCAAACACTACCGCTATTGAAAGTAATGCGCTCGGTGATGTAATTGATTTTAATGCCACAGGATTTGTAGCAACTGGGACTACAGGAAATCTAAATAGTAGCGGAAGCCCATACATCTACATCGCCATACGCCGTGGCCCGATGAAAGTTCCGACTAGCGGGACGAGTGTGTTCAGTCCGAACACAAGTTCTAGCCCTGCCGGGACAGTTATCACGACCGGCTTCCCGTTAGATGCCTCGCTGACTGCGCTTCGTGCGGGCGGGTACGGAAACGTATTCTTAGACCGTTTGCGTGGATTCCAGACAATTCCATACGGGACAACCGTAAACAGTGCGTATCTTACAACGAATACATCGGGATCAGAAGAATCATTGGGTGGGTACTCTGCCGGAGTAAACAACACCGGGTTCCAGATTCCTAACACATGGGCAGATTTGTCAACTATTTACTACTCCTTCCGTCGCGCCCCCGGCTTCTTTGATGTGGTGTGCTATACGGGTACGGGCGCTAACAGGACAATAAATCATAACTTAACTGTTGTGCCTGAACTGATTATTGCTAAAGGCAGAAATATAGTTGCTCCGTGGGAAGTCTACTCAGCCGCACTAGCAAATACGCAATATATGGTATTGAACACTACAGCAGCAGTAGCAACAGGCGCAACCCGCTGGAATAGCACTACTCCGACAAGCTCGGTATTTAGCCTTGGAACAAGCACGCAATTAAACACCAATGGGTCAGCGTATGTAGCCTATCTATTTGCAACGGCTCCCGGTGTGAGCAAGGTTGGTTCATATACTGGCAACGGATCAAGTCAAACCATAGCATGCGGTTTCACTGCTGGTTCACGGTTCGTAATGATTAAGCGCACTAATACAACTGGTGACTGGTACGTCTGGGATAGCGCAAGGGGGATTGTGGCGGGTAATGATCCACACCTTAGCCTCAATACTACAGTTGCTGAAGTGACAACTAATGACAGCGTGGACACAGCTAGCACAGGTTTTGTTGTTAATCAGGTTGCTGCTACGAATATCAATGTGACATCAGCAACATACATCTTCCTTGCGATTGCGTAGAGGTAAACATGGGTTACAGAATCAGAGACACCAGCGAATACATAATGACCGAGTTCGGTCTGCGCGAGCATTTCAAGGGCCAAGGCAAGGTTCCCAGCCCGCTGACTACTGAGTGGCTTGAGTCCAAGGGCGTCGATCCGGTATTTGAAGGCCCGCAGGCTACTGGTGGGACGGTGTATCAGTACAGCCAGTTTTCTGGATTGGAGCAGATCGAGGGCAAGTGGTATACCAAGTACATCCTCGGCCCCGTGTTCACTGACGGCGAGACAACAGCAGCAGAACAGGAAGCAGCATACAGAGCGATGAAGGACGCCGAGTTTGCCAAGTCTGCCCGTGACTCGCGTGACAACCTGTTATCAGAATGTGACTGGGTAATTGTAATGTCTCTGGAAGCTGGTCGGGCTATTCCTGCCGAGTGGGCTACCTACCGTCAGGCACTGCGAGACATCCCGCAGCAGGCTGGATTCCCTGTCACGATTAACTGGCCTGTGAAGCCGTAAGGAGTCGTTGTGGACTACCAAGTTCTCTTTAATCTCGCCGTGACTGTTGCAGCTTTCTTCGGTGGCTGGATTCTCTCTCGCATTTATACAGCGATTGACCGGCTGGACGATGAGGCTCGGAATATGCCGAAAATCTACGTTAGCAAGGATGACTACCGGGAAGATTTGAGAGAGATAAAAGAGCTGCTTGGGGCCATCTTCAAACGTCTGGATCACAAGGTAGACAAGTAGATGCTCGACCCGATCACAGCGTTTGCCACTGCCTCTGCTGCTTTCAACTTCGTTAAGAAGGCGGTTGAAGCTGGCCGTGAGATTGAGGACGTAGGCTCTCAGCTTGGGACTTGGTTCGGTGCGTGTGCGGATTTAAAACAGCATGAAGAGGAATCCCGCGATCCTCCTATCTTCAAGAAGCTGTTGAACAAGGGTTCCGTTGAGCAGGAGGCGATGGAGAACCTGATGCGGAGGAAGAAGATTGAGGCTCAAGAGAAGGAACTAAGGGAGCTTATTGTCTACCGCTTTGGTGTTGAGTCTTATAGGGAGATGATGGATGAGCGTAAACAGCTCAAGCAGAGTAGAGCACGTGC